TAACGAAGTTTTGAGTTCTTTGCGTGCCGTATCAAAAGAACGGCCTGAGATGCTTGGACCGTTGATGCTTGCTTATGAGATGACGGATGGAAACGTTCGTACTATTCACCACCTTAACGAGTGGATTCGTAACAGCAGCGGTACAATAAGTAAAGCATTTATTGATGCTAACCCTCAAACTCAATCTTTGGTTATGCAGGGTGTGTGGGCAAACATCTATAACTCTGTTTTGTCTGCTATTTCTACACCACTGAAAGCTGGTGCTAGCAACGCAGCGTTGTTGGTCGAACGTCCTCTTGCAACCTTTGTTGGTGCACTGAGTCAGGGAGACACTGCAACACTACGTCGTGGTTTGTATCAATACCAGGCTATTGGCGAGACCTTTGCTCAGGCAGGTAAGTACATGGGACAAGTGTTCCGTCGTGCTTCCCAAAACCCGGACCAGGTGGACTGGCTCTACAAGAGCGACTTCCAACGTAAGAACGATGAAGCACTAGAGCTGTACAAAGCGTTTGCTGATAGCGCCGAAAAAAACGGTGATCTTGGGCCAATGGCGCTGTACAACCACATTGAGGCCATGAATGACTTGGCTAACCATCCGGTTCTTAAGTTCGGCATGAACGCCATGGCGGCGTTTGACGGATTCACTAACTCGGTTATTGCCAACATCGAAGCTCGTGGAGCTGCTTTTGACCGCGTCACTTTGAACGGTACTAAAGCGTTTGACGAAGCTGGTGCGCAGGCTGTCCGCAAGGAAGTCTATGCAAAGATGTTCGACTCGACTGGTAAGGTAACTGACGAGGCTGTTCGTCACGCCTCTAGTGAGATTGCAATGAATATGGAATCGCCTGCCATCGATACGCTTGGCAGCCTTTTGGCCCGTGCTCCGGGTCTAAAGCCGTTCTTGATGTTCCCTAAAACATCACTGAACGTGATGCGGTTTACTGATACTCATAGTCCGTTCAGTATGTTTGTGCGTGACTACAATAAGATTGCATATAAACCAAGACATGCTTTTACTGATGTTGAGATCAAAGAGATCCTTCAGTCAAAGGGTATACCTGTAGATGAGTTTGCTCCTCAACGATTTGACACGCTGCGTGCGGAGATTCGTGGACGTAAGGCTATCGGCACCTTGGCTGTGCTTGGAGCTGGAACCATGTTTGTCAATGGACGTATTCGTGGATCAGGTCACTTCGACTCTCAAACAAATAGAGTTCGACGTGAAGCTAACTGGAAACCTCTTACCTACATGGGTTTTGATGGTAACTGGTACAGCTATGAAAACCTTGGCGCAATCACTGACTGGTTGTCTGTTACGGCTGACGTTATGGATAACTTTGGTTCCCTTGACCCACAGGACTTGGAAACCACCTTCAACCGCCTAGGCTTTTTGTTGAGTGCACACTTAACCAACAAGTCATTTATGTCCGGCCTTGAGCCGTTGTTCGACATTACCTCTGGTAACCCTGCTGCTGGCGCACGTTGGGCAGCAAGTTTTGGTAGCGCAGCCATTCCTTTGTCTGGTCTGCGTAATGAAATGGCTCGGATCATGCACCCTGAGTTGCGTGTTGTTGAACAAGACGTATATCACCTGATTGCTAATCGTAACCCGATTGCTAAGGATGACCTTGCTGTTCAGTATAGCTGGATTACAGGTAAGAAGGTCAACGAACCTTCTAACTTCTTCCATCGTATTTGGAACGCCATGAGCCCTTGGAAAGTTTACGGAGGTCAAACCGAGCTTGAAAAATTCCTTGTCGATGTAGAATTTGATGCTCGACCATCCATGATGACAAATGGCCGTGGTGTTGAGTACACACCTGCACAACGTGCAGAGTTGTATGAACTTATGGGTAAGTCAGGTCAGTTTGCACGTGATTTAACTCGCATCATGAATGAAAGCAAAGAGTTTGTAAAATCATATCGCGAAGCACAAGCTTCTACGGGTACATATATCGATCACCGTAAATGGCAAAACATTCACAATAGAATCAACGTTGCTTTGATGAACGCTAGACGTGCAGCAGAAGCTGATTTGACTGACGCGGCTGAAGTGCGTATGCAACAGACAAGACAAGAAATGATTGAAGAATACACCGAACGTGGTGACACAAACCTAGTTAATCAAGTACTCGGTATTTACAAGTAATGGCAACTACAAAGACAACTGAACACTCTTATACAGGTAACAACTCCACCACTGATTACTCTGTCACATTTGAATATCTAAAAGAAGCAGACGTCAAGGTAACACTTGACCATGTAGCTACAACTGCATACTCTTTTGTTAATGCGACGACTCTGCGGTTTACTACTGCACCAGGTAATGGTGTTGCTATCCGTATTTATCGTGATACAGATGTTGATGCAGCCCGATTCGTTTTTGCGTCGGGCTCTGCCTTGAAAGCAGGTGAGCTGAACGAAAACTTAGATCAGCTTCTTTATGCTGACCAAGAAAAAGCCAGCACTGACGCCATTGCTGATCAGGCTGTGACTACAGCCAAACTCCGTGATGGTGCAGTCACTACTGCAAAGTTCGGCGACGTTTCTCTTACCACTGCTAAAATTGCAGACAGTGCTGTAACAACTGCAAAGATTGCTGCTGATGCAGTCAACGGTACGAAGATTGCCGACGACAGCATCAACTCTGAGCACTACGTTGACGGGTCTATTGACACGGCACACATTGCTGATGCACAGATCACAACAGCCAAAATCGCAGACGACGCTGTTACTGCCGACAAACTGGCAAACACTGCTGTAACTGCTGGTAGCTACACTGCTGCTGACATTACTGTTGATGCCCAAGGCCGAGTAACTGCTGCATCTAACGGTGCTATTGGTACTGCTGAGATTACTGATTCTGCTGTTACTACGGCTAAGATTGCTGACGCAAACGTCACTACAGCTAAGATTGCTGACTCCGCTGTTACTACAGCTAAGATTGCGGATGCTGAGCTGGTAGAGCTTGCCACCATGGGTGGTAACACTGCCTCTGCTTTGGCTGACCTTACACAGGCTGAGGTACAGATTCTTGACGGTGCAACGGTTACAACTAACGAACTCAACATCCTTGACGGAGTTACTGCCACTGCTACGGAGCTTAACCAGCTTGACGGCAACACACTGAAAACTACAAACACTGACTTTACGTCTTCTAGTCAGTTCCCGGCTGCATCAGAGATTGACGCACGCATCACTGCACGCATTGATCCTCTTGGTGGTTTTGAGGCTATTGCTGATGAAGATAGTTTTCCCGCTACTGCACCTCCGGCTGGCACAGTTATCAGTATTGCCAACGCTAACGGTCTTGCTGTCAACAGCAGCGGTGTAGGTGCTGGTACACGTGCAGGTGGTAGTGATGCTGTTGTTATCAACGGCTTCCCATCTACTTTTAATAGCACGTCTCTTGACAATGGTATTGGCCTTTTGGTCATTGCCACAAGCACTGCACACACGTATGACTTCCATCGTGTCGTAGCTAAAAACGAAGACGTACGTCAGCTTAGCTCTGACATCAACGATTTCAAAGCACGGTATCGTATTGGTTCGTCTAACCCGACTACTGACAACGATGCTGGTGACTTGTTCTTCAACACTGGCACTAACAAGATGTTGGTGTACAACGCAACTAATACTGCGTGGGAAGAAGTCCAGTCAATCGGTGAGTTCTTCATCAATACCATCAGCTCTTCTAGCGGTACTGGAGGCGGCTCAGCGACGTTTAACGGCTCTGCCTATAGGTTTACCCTTAGCAACGCTCCAACAAACGCACAGCAGCTTCTGGTAAGCATTAACGGTGTTGTACAGAAACCCAACAGTGGTACGTCACAACCGTCAGAAGGTTTTGCTCTTGATGGTTCCGACATCATTCTTGCTGCTGCTCCTGCAAGCGGTGCTGACTTTTTCATCATTACTATCGGTTCTACTGTCAACATCGGCACTCCTAGTGCTGGTACTGTTGGAACGACACAACTTGCTAATATCGGCGTTACTACAGCTAAGATTGCAGACGATGCAGTTGGTGCTGAACACATTGAAGTGTTAGATGCAAATCTTCAGTTTGCAGACAGTGCTAAGGCTCAGTTTGGTACTGGCAATGACCTAGAAATTTATCACGATGGTAGCAATTCATATATTGATGATTCAGGAACTGGTGCTCTTCTTATCAGGGGTAGTTATCTAGGATTTACAGGAATAAATGGTGAGCAAATAATCAACGCAGAACAAAATGCTGCTGTTGAGCTTTACCACGACAACAGCAGAAAGCTCTTAACCAAATCCGACGGCATCGACGTAACTGGCGAAGTCCAGTGCGACAGCTTGGATGTTGATGGGGCTGCCATGATTAGTGGCAAAGTCGGAATTGGAACTGATTCAGTTACTACACAAGGCAACCTTTATGTCGTTGCAGATTCTGGCAACTCTAATGATGTAAAGATTGCTCTTAGCCCCACTAATTCGTCAGGTGGAACGAACCCATTAGCGCAAGTTGCCGCAACTGCTAATGGTACATATGGCTCTGACCTGTATTTCACAACCAGAACAACTGGTGGAACTACGGCGGAACGCGTTAGAATTGACCAGGAAGGCCGTGTCGGTATTGGTGAAACCTCGCCTGACGCTCCATTACATATCCGCGATTCCAGAGACGAAGGGAATGGCAGTACATACCCAATGGTTCAATTTAGTCGTCGCAATGGCGGCTCAAATGATGCCATTTTGCAGGGCGTTCATGATGGCTCTGATGGTATTGCAGCACTTCGGTTAGACCTTGGAGGCAGCGAGCGGGTGCGTATTGGGTCTTCTGGTCAAATTGGCATTGC